AAATATCTGGGATCACCGTCCCATTTGCCGAAAATTTTAGAACAACAGGTCTGACACTTTAGCACGTTAAAGTGTTAAACTTCACCGCGTTAAAGTGGTAGCGTGTGAAAGTATGAACAAATCATGTCACAATTATTAACAAACTATGAACTAAATAATATCAAGAAATCTTCTGATAAGAGGTTAAATCATATCATTGTTTATATTCTGATATTTGCTATAATATAATCAGAAAGAGAAAAAGAAAAAAACAAAGACGTCAAGGAAAGACTTGAAGAAAGGTTAAAACTATGTTAGTAAAGAATGCTGAGAATTATATCAATCGTTTAAAGAAGATGATTATAGCGCGTTTTGGTAATATTGAAACAGCTATCACACATGATGATGATTGTGATATTCACGCTGTACAGATATCTTTCTTATTAAATGGTAAGTATTCATGGGTATGCGCATATGATGATGATGATGTTATCACATATTATGTATCTGGTAAGGGACACAGCAAAGAAATGACAATTGAAGATACACAGGTTAAGTCAATGTATAAAGTTCTTGATAAGGTGGAAGTTCTTGCATATGAGACAGATATTGAAGCAACAGAAACCTCAGAATCCTCAAAAATCGAAGAAGCAACAGAAGATTATAACGAATATGAGGAAATTTTAGACAGCAAGGAGTCAACCGAACACAATGAAATGTCATTACCGTGCAGAGTATGTACACATTTTTGCACAAGATTTGACACTGAAAATTATAGAATGGAATATTGCTGTCGAAAAAATAAAGAGAATGAGAAAAAAGCAATTAAAAATTTCGAATGGCATCACGTCAGCCTCAACACTCTCGCAAACCTCGATTTTGATATGCTTGACGAAAAGCGACAGTTATATTTAAAACTGTACAGAGAACTCAAGGAATTGATTCAGGATTTGCACAAGTGTAAATCTGGGCGTGTTTATGAGAGACGACTTGCAAAAATGTATATTAGAAACGCTGAGTTATTTGACGAAAATAAAATTTCTCATGATTATATCAATTATGTTACTAGAAAAATTTCTATGTGTAATGTTGAATGTGGTTTGTGGACTTCACTAGTTGAAGAAGCAACAGGGTTGCATAAATCGAGAAGATATAATATGCATACACTGAGATATTAACAATATAGCTGTCATAACGGCTTGACGGTGAGAAATGGAGTAAATATGAATCTTTATGGAATCGAAAAGCGCAACACAATCGGATATTGGGTGAAAGGAGAATTAAATGACACAAAAATTTAAGTATTATGTAACACTTGCATATCTTGACACATCTGAGGATGATGTAAAATTTGAATACATTGAAAATCAAGCTTACAACGCTAAAGACGCGGTAGCGTTGGCAAAAAGCTATATGTCACAATTTGGCAATGTGCAAGGATTGACCGTAATTGAAGTATCACGCGAATAGAAAGTGAGGGACAATATGATAATTTATATTCCATGTTATACGGGCAGTGAATGGACTGTAGTAACAGTAGAATCATCAGAGTGTAACTTATATAAGCGACACTGCGAAGGTTATACAATTTTTGCATATAATAACACAATTGCATATAACGGAGATAACATTTTTAATAACATTCAGGGGGCGTATAACTATATCAATAAAGACTATGGCGGAGCGAATAAGCAGAAAATTGACGTAAACAATATTAAATGGAAAAACAGAAAGTGAGGATTGACCATGGACGCATTAACCACAAAACAGAAATACCAGATGTATGATGAAATCGCAGAATTAGTTCTCAAATATAGCAAGGACAAAACAGCAAAACGAATGATTGCATCATTTTTTCAAGAAGTCCAAAAGGTTAAAACTTCAAAAGAGCTTATAAGCATGTCATTTGTCTTAACATCCCTTAGCTATCTTCTTGAAATCACATTCCCAACCAAATAACAAAAAATACAGCCACCATTTGGTGGCTGTATTTTTTAAGAACCCAACTTCACGCCATAGCCGTATATAAAAATTTCTTTCGCAATAAGCGGATCATCATTGAAATTATATGTCACATTGGTGCTATGAATATTGTTCAATGAAATAGTCTTAGCAGGTGTGGTATCAATAATACAATCTCCAAAAGGTAAAAAAATGAAAGTGCCAAATGTACCATCTGTTTTATAAGCCTTGAATGCGAACCCCATTGGAATGACAATATCATTATCTTGTTTGCTAATTGAAATATTGCCAACGTTTCCATGCCAATAATGGTCATCCAGATTGTAAACTACGCTCACGGTGGGGCGATCGTCAATGTATTCACTAGCATATCGTACAATCTTTGTTTTTTGTAATGATGATATATCAAGTTCAACACTTTTCCCCCAACTATCCACATACTCGAACGCATTAACAACTTCATCCCTCAGCTTTCTCACCCCACGCCAAAACGTAAGATTGGAAAACCTTTCTGGTAAATTCTTCATTGGTTCTAAATATTTCAATAAATTCATATATAATACCTCTCTTTCTAATTAACCATTCTCAGCGATACAATAAATATATAAATCCCAGGCTGTTGCAATTGATACATCTTCCGCATTTGGGACAGCCGCTAAGGTAATGCTTTGTGGCACAATTGCAAGTTTTGCATTAGTTCCAGTTTTTGGAATTTGTAAACGTACATCAGTTTGTACAGCAAAACTTGTATATGCCCACTTATTATCAATTTTAGCAATGGTACTGTCTTTAGTTAAAAAAGGAATGTAACTTGTCATAAGCTTAACTTCATCCATCGTGTACCCAAACTCTTGTGTTAATGTAAGGTTGAAAAAACCATTAGCGGGATATAAAGCATCAGCCTTGAAATTTGGTGCAACGGCATTTATTTGTGCAATGGTTGGTTTAGAAGTCCAAACGCTTTTACGTACCGCAATGAATGGTAACTTTACAAGAGCAACAGGTTGACCTAAATAGCCTATTTGAATAGTTCGTTTCGGTTTTGTCACTGTGTCATGCCATTTTAAATTGTTGGACAATTCCCAATTTGATTTACTGTCACCGCTTGCGAAGTCAATAATATTTGTGCAAAACCAGTCCCACCATGCACCCCAAACAGTCGCCCAGACTGAATCATTGTCGGTTAAATCAAGAATTGTCTGAGGTGGAATGATGTTAAGATTCTTCAACAAATCTTCCAACTTTTTCACCCTAGCTTCTAACGCTGTCATGTCAGCTTGAATCTGAGTAATAGAGTTTTCGATATTGGAAATTGACTGACGTATATCTGTAATATCACCTTCAACAGTCGTTAATCTGTTTTCAATATTTGAAATGTCATTTTTGATATTAGTCAATTCGTTTTGGATAGACTGTAACTCATTTTCGATATTCGTCACTCTAGTATCAAGGGCTTGATACTTTGCATACAAATCTTTTAAAGATTCTTCTACACTTTTTGCCCACACATTAAATTCATTGTTAAATTCATTCAAAGCGTCAATAACGTCATTCAATTTCGCCCACAAAGCACATACCTTTTGTAGTAGTGACAAACAATCATCAAAAAGCAAAGGAATCGTAAATTGATGATGCCAACAAAAGCCCAAATGCTCTTTGTCGGGCGGGTTGATAATAGGGATATTTGCCATAGTTACACCTCACTTTCATAATTCTACTCACATTATAACACAAGTTCCGCTTACGTCAATCACCTAAACAGCCCCAAAAAATTATGTTTCAGTTTATCACAAATCTCCGTCTCAAAATCCCACACGGCAGTTGTATAAGTCTGTGCATTAGCCGCGGCAGTTCCACTCGAACCGCTGTGCATGGTAGAGTCGTCAACATGATTCTTGCTTACATTCGTCAAATAGTTATCATCCAATAAATCCGTTTGACCTTGCGGAGTATCTAAAAATTTATGCCAATCATCGGATGTATGAACGCTCTTGCTGTTATCAGTCTCAAACATATTCTTTGCGTTGTAAGCTTCAAAACGTGCTTTTAGCTTTAAATTCAGTTCGGGCATAATTCGCGCCATATCACCTCTCATGTGCTCACGGAACAAAAAGTCTGTCTCATAACCAATTTCCCATTCCAGAAAATGTCTTATGATCATGTCGTTAATAGGCTTTCTAAACTCCTCACTGAAAAGCGGATAAACATCAAGCCCAAAAGTCGCAAAATCATAATTAGCAAACAAACTCTTATTCGACTTCCTGTCATTTCCAATCTGTGCATTCTGCAAAATATCATAGACATGGAGCGTATAAGCCGCCCCTACATCATACCAATACTTGTCATTGTCTACAAAATTAGTGTCAATCATTGGAATTGTCATTGTTATCAGCTCCCTTCTCTTGAGATTCCAAACCAGCGTTTTTCACAGTTTCCACTGTGTCACGGTTCGTATTCATAACCGTGAATTGGTCTAACAAACCAGCATCACCAATTACTCTGTCATTAAATGTTGCCTTAACATCAAGCCCGAACTTCGCTTTACATTGATCACAAAAATTCTGTCTTGCCGTCTCGTAACTATTTCTTAGCACCATTAAAGTAGGTGCGTCTTGCATCACTTCAAGGCTTGAAACTTGTGCAACTTTAGACTGTGTTCGCCCATTGACGCCCAGCATAAACATAAAATCCGACATAAGCATAGACTTTAGCTGTTCGACACTTCCGGCAACGAAAGGTGCTGGTGTCTGGTATACGATTTGTCTAATATCATCATACTGACTTTTTAAAGGTGACATATCTCTTGTATATACAACTGGTTTGTGTCCAGCAATCTGTTCATATAAATTGGCAAATGTTAATTCCTGTCCATCGGGTGCATTAAGAATAGCTGGGGTATTCTGTGCTTTCAAATTGACATTTATACACCTGTCACACTCATACAGCAAAGCCGCAAAGTGCCGACATAAGCCGTCAATGGAAACAATGTCGTAATTTGTAAACGGGGATAGGCTAGCTGTAAGCGTCGCAACTTCTTTAATATCTCTAGTAACACTGTTCGTAAACGTCTGACACTGATACTTTGTCGCGCCACCGTACCATGTAAGTGTGCTTGCCGCCACACATTCACCAACAACAAAAAATTCAGATTCCTTCCATAGTCCCCCCAGATTACCGAGCACAAAATTTTCATTCAATATACAATTCGCGTGTCTGTAAATATCATCATCCTCAAACGGCAAACCTTCAAAAGTCCATGCATCAACGGCGATTCTACGTAGAAAACTGTAATATAACCCAATCGCCAACAAATTTTCCGCTTGTGTGTTCTGATTTTTGGTATTTCTTTTCAAATTGCTACACCTCACTTTCTATTGTTAACGTTCCACGTGGAACATGGAACATAGAGTGTTGACCCCTCACCCCTCACCCCTCAGCCCTTAACCTTCTACCTACATTTTACCAGATTGACCGTGATTGTCAACGATCAATTTTCAGTGGTAAAACATTAGCAAAGTATTTCAAAGACCAATACGGACAAAACATGCTTCTAGCATCAATTCCCCCTATTGGTGGGGGCGGTGTTGTTGGTTGCGCAACCTCAGTCGTGCCGCTACCTGTTGCGCTTCCAGCATTTCCACCAGCTGGATTGACGGGGGCTTTTGAGTCTGAGTCTGAAATTGTACCTTCGCCAATTTGAATAACGCCTGTTTGGGACGCCATGTCAGCAAAGACGCGGTTGTACTGTGTATTTGTCCATCTGTCTCCGTCATAGTAACCAGTTTTAGCGTTTTGACGTGCCATGACCAATTTTATCCAATCACTTTCTGTCTCTTTTCCTGTTGTGCCAACAAAAATATCTTGTACAGCATCCCAATGACCACTGTCGCGAATTGCGATACTTGCGGCAGTGCCAACAGCATAAGCACCGATGTTAGATACATCATAGCCCAAATGTTTTTGTATGTTGGTTCGTATCAATTGGTAATAGTCGTTAAACATCGCCCAATTTTGCATTTTTGAAAATTCTGCCAAGTGATTATTTGTGTAGTCGATGAAAAGCTGTTTTAATCCAGCGTTATTGATAAGTGCGGGATTTTTTACTCCCAAATCGATGTACGGTTGAAAACCGCTAAAGAGGTTCGGATACTGTTGCACACAAAATTGCATAAACGGAACTAAACCGTATTCATAGTCAAACTGATATCGCCCGTAAGCTTGCCCACCGTCACCGTTTATATACCAACCGCTAATATCTGAATATTCTTTACCAGATTCAAAATATTGCCAATTTATCCACATTCGCGCACCAACTTGCTCATTTTCTTTCTTTTCTTCCGGAACAGGCTGTGTCGATTCTGAATTTTGTACAACTATAGCCGTATGCCCAGGCATGTGTAGAATGTCGCCCACTTGCAAGTTATCACCTGTTGTCAAATATTTACTGTCATACAATATATCAAACAGCTCTGTGTTTTTAAGCTGTTCTAGTTCGTTGTATGTATTCATACTTGTACTTACTAGAATATTGAGACAATTTAATATACATGCAACTAAAGCAGAGCAGTCAGTTGCGCAAGGTACTTTAACGTCTTTTGGTTTCCACCCGACTTTTCGGCACTCATTTGTAAAAGTTTCCCTTCTATGTTGATTGTAACCAACATTTTGATTGTCGCATGATTCTATCATAAGTGTAGCAATTCCACGGGCGACGTCTGGGCGGTTGCGAATACGTGCCACCCAATCCCAGCGCCTACCGTCTCCAGTTTGTGGAAACCACCCTGTTACGCGGACTTCAAGTCCGTTTTGATCTCCGTCTCTACCACCCCATAAATTGCCGTTTTCATCTTTTGAAGCTTCACCAATATATGTTGCCATATCAACCGCCCTCACTTTCTGGAAAATGATTTTCCAATATTTTATCAGTGTGTTTAAAATTTGAAATGCCATGCCAAAACCACACACCACTATCAAGGCGATTTGTTATGTATGCGATTGCGTTTTGTGGCGCGTCATTTGCCGTGACAATCGCACCGCTTGTGTGTACATAGTTCACAATTGGCAACGAATCAATTACAATGTCGGCAAGACTGCCATTGTAGTTGTAGCCGTACATGCAGAAGTAGTTGTTAAATTTTTTGATATCTTGCAAAGATGGATAATACCATGCAACAGAAATCATAGGGAAAAGTGCGTTATACATTGCGATAGTTCCAGTAGGATTTCCAATTGTTAGGTCTGATTCTTCAAATTTTGCACCCAAATTTTCTGCAAAAGTTTCCGCGGCTTGCAGCTCACCTTTAATGTCAAGTGAAAAAAGATTTCCGATTGACGCAACGCCAAAGTTTCCAAAGTCACGCATAACACCGCTATTGTTTAGCTGTGTAGTCGATAACTGTACACTATCCCACGTACTACTTGCAAGCGAATAGTCTCCGTTTGTTCCGTTTCCGTACTGCTCTGGTGTTATAACAATACCGCCTAATTGTGACTGGTTAGCCGCCCACTTGAATTTAAACTTTTTGGCTAGCAGTGCAGACTCATCAAAATAACGGAAATCATATTCTTTAGCACTTCCACCGCAATTGACTGTTAACTTGTTAAATTGTGGGGAAGTGTAAAGCTTATTCCACAAAGGTTTTTCAACAAAGGATTGCACCAACTCAACCTCTCCTGTCCTGTTGTCAACCTTATCAAGATTTTCGCCGCTTATGTCAGTGGCAAAAAACTTTGGCACGTGATATGCTCCAATTATGTCTTCCTGTCTACCACACTTTGCATAGCGTTTAACTACTTCTAACGCTTGTGCTCTTGACAGCTTACTTGTGTTACTTTGGACTATGCCGCCGCATTCGCAAGGGTTGACAGATACCAACGAAAAGAAATTATTGATTTGCCCGTAATCGCCCATGGCGAAATTTGCAATTGCCGCGTAGAAATCGCTCGATCTATCTTTGTATGTATCAGTGTCGTTTGCTGTCATAAGATAAACGCTGTCATCATCATCTTTATGAAATCCATACTCAGTTCGTGCAATTTCCCACCTGTCAACTTGTGTTGGTTCGGGGTAAAAGTTTGCAAAAAGCCCGTCACTTGCTGGGTGCTGTCTCATGATTGGGGATGGATGGAATGTGAATTTATCAAGGTAAGTCGCCCAATAATCAACAGATGTATTTACATATGTGAGTTTGTTGTTTACATACTGATAATCAATGATATAAGCAAATTCAATTCGCGACTCGTTTTGATATGCCATATAATTATAGCGTCTTAATTCATCTGCTCGTACTGGACAACGGAAAGTCTGCCCCTGTCTTTCCCACGTCACATTATCATAACGTTTATAAGTAAGAACGCCAAGAAGTTCTTTTAAGAACCCCTCAGCGTTTCTTTCTGTCGGGATTAACAAGTGTTTACCGCTGTCGTCAAATGGCGAGTCAAACAAGTATACAGTTGTCATAATATCCCCCCTCTATTAAGCTTTTTTGCAAATTGCAACAGCATTTCCCCACGGTCTAATGCCGTATGTCTGCCATACGTTTAAGTACTGATTCTGATACATTCCAGCGGCATTGTAGAAGTCGCCGCTTGTACTCAGATTGTCGCGGTACTCGAAAGTATTAACATCTGCAAGTACTGCAAGAATGTTTTGGTCATCCTTGATGGTTTTCCAATACTGTGTTGCAGGATCAATGGGAGATTTGAAATCGAGATAATCAAAGTCTGGGAAAGGTGTGACACGTCCGACTAAATCAGCCTTAGACATGTTGAAAGCTCCAGCTAGTGTCTCAACATTGCAGTTAACTAATACGTCACTTCTTACAAATAAATACAAACTGTCGGATGGAGTCCATGTGATTGCAGGTGTTGCTCCTACAATTCCTTGTGCTGTTGCATATGCCTGATAGTTGTTGAAGTCACTTGAAGCATGTGTGATATCAAGTGCGATTTTCTGAATGGTCTTGATAAAGCCGACAGATGAAGCGGCAGGGTCACCCTCATCCCATGGAATTTCCTTCTTAACTACTACGTTGTTTTTAACGGAAGTCTGAATCAACTTCTTGATAAGGTTTTCTTCTTCAATCTCGTTCCCACTGAAAAGACTTGTCACCATGCCCGTTACCATACTGTCAAGCTGCTCCCATGACGTGAAAGCACCTTCCATAAGCTCTCTAGGAATAGTTACTGGAAACTGTCGCCTACGATTCTGTCGGAAATAACAAGTTTTTACATCTGGTTTTGTCACCTGTAACAGCGTTGCTCCAAGAGAAATGTCATAATCACGCCCCATGGCAGGATTGACATAGTTCATTTCCATATCAGTTCCAAGTGGAAAACCTTCTTTTTTCAGCATTGCATACTGATTGGTATACATCTTAGATTCCACGGACTGGATGACAATCTTGTTTACAACATAGTGAAGAAACTCATTCATATATGGTGCATACTTTACAATTGGTGTCATGGCGTGACTAATAGAAGTCGCCACGGTAACTTCGCCTGTTGCCCTCATGTATTCGTTTGAGGAATTCTTTCTAGCATCGTTAAAAAGATTTACTCCGCGCTGTGCGCTTGACAGCGGTGTTGTTGTTTTTGCCATACTTTTATACCTCACTTTCTATATTAGCTATAATAGCTTAAAATGTCATCGGTTGTGACTTCATCTTTTTCGTCATCGTCATCATCCTTTGTTTTTGTGGACGGAGAAATAGAAGTTGTTACACGGTTGAACAGCTCCAAGTTCTGCTTGCTGAGTCTGTCGTTTTCCGTTTTCAGTGTTGCGTTTTCTGTCGCAATGGCTTTCTCAGCTTCATTTGAAGCTTTCGCCATGTCAAGCACGTCAACAACAATTCTTCGCATTTCATCAACTGTCATTCCATCTGGAATTGAAAGCGTTGTCACCATCTTATCAATATCAATCATGCTTTTGCCCCCTCATAGTTAATATTCGCAAAGTGAAAACTGTGCTCCCATTCATATTCTGCTATTCTGCCTAATTCAATGGTGTGCCCCTCTTTTGGCATGTGCAGAAAGAAACCGTAGCCAATGTCAATGCCGACATGTCTACCTTTACCGCCAAAAGATGAATACAATCCGTTTCCTTCTGTTCCTAAAAGCGGTGTAGTCTTTTCTGCTCCGTCATGATAGTGTCCGGTGCTGTAATTTTGTACACCTACGACAGCGGACACGAAACCGCTACAATCAAGTCCGATTTTACCACGCGAGAAAGCTTTATAAGCACTTAACTCCTGTGTTGTGTACTTTGCAAAATATGCTGGTTCGAGACTAATTAAAGTGTTCATGACTTCGTCTGTCAACACTTGCCCCTTTGCCCCGTAAAAGTATGCGTACTCATCACGATGATAAAACATATATAATGCTTTTTTAATTACTTCATAATATGTCATTCTTTCACACCACCTTCCAACTCTGTTTTAATTTCCGATATCATTTCCCTGAGGGAATTGATTGCATTTGTAAGCTCTTTTGTTTCCTCTTTGTGCACGTCTGTCTGATACTTGATGTAATAACAGAGAATCAACGTCATGCAAATTGGAAAGCCGACACTTGTAATTATTTGCGTAACTGCACTAATATCCATCACAACACCTCACTTTCTAAAAAGGTGGGCGTGTCTCCACGCCCGTGCTGACAGTTTGCACAACTACCCCGTTCTTCGCGGTCTGTCTGGTAGTCCCTAACTATAGTTTAACATATATTTAATTTCTGTCAATAAGTACACGTTTGATTAAGTCATTAAATTTTTCGCTTGCCTGTTTTGAGCTTGCACATATTTGGGAAGTGCGTTTATAGTATAACATCCACTCTATCAATTTTCGAGTTGTCGGTAAATATAGCTCATTTGTAAGAATATTGTTTTTTGATTTGTATTTACCATCTGTAATTACCATAGGACAACGTTGTTTTTCTGGAAAAATAACTGTTATTCCAAAGTCTGCTATATATACACGGTTGGTTTTTACTGTTAGTTCCGCGTACCACTTCCATGATAAGTGATTATAAATATTAGGATAGACTTCCTCTTGCCAAGCTCCGTTTATAGTCATGTCATTTGTTTGGGACTCATAAACAGCTAGGTGTTTTGACACGTGTGCTTTTTTTGGCGGTTCGGTGTACAGAACACAAATTTTCAATGCATCGCCATCCTCAAGTTTGCGATTGAAAATGTAAACTTTTCCCTGTTCTAGTTTACGTGCATCAATGTTATAATAATCAAATAAGGGGCTTTTGGGGTTGATACTATTTGCACATGCTACAATTTTAACATCTTTTCTTCTTCTAACTATAGTTGAAAGCTGTTGACTATAACCTTTCAAAAATTCATTTCTGGAAAGTGGTATAATTGTAGTAGTGTCAACATCTTCTATAAATTCATCAAAAAATATAGTTTTAACGCTATCGTATCCATTACCTTTGTATTTCATCCATGACGCTATTGAAGAACTATAGCCACATGGTGAGTATACCCATTTATTATTACGCCCTAATTCTTGTTTGCGGTAAACACCACTATAATAATTTAAGTTCGCTTCTTCTTTCCATAGTGTTTTTTCAACATACGGCTTGATGTTGGCGACTGCCCCCCACGCTCTACCGCGAATTAAATAATCTTCGCGTGTGCGCATGTATACAAATTGTGCACCTGTTGCGTTATAGTCGTCAAACAACCCCTTGAAAACTGAGTATGTTTTACCCGCGGAACGTTCACCAAATACAATATAAACGTCTGCGTTTAAAGTGTACAGCGATGGAATATTTATATAGGTTTCGTCACCTACTGTTATATATAAGTTTTCTATTTCCATATACTATTATTCTCCTATCTTCTCTAAGATTATTGGTGATAAGTGTTTCGTTTTTACCGTAAACTTTTCTAAACGTTTACTTATATCTACATCTGTATTTTCTTTCTTGCCGTCTTTTGTTATTATTGTCGGCTTGATGCTATACACGTCGATTCCAATCAACGCGCCATATTCGGGCGATATTGATAAAGTATAAGTGGTGTCCTCTATCCACGTTCCACCATTGTCATAAGTCGGTATGGCGTTTGTGGTTGGATGTGATATTGTACGCCCCGATACATCTTTGTCAAAAGTTGTAAAAATTTCAAAATCTTCGATTGACGTAAGATAATTTACGGCTTTCTTCGAGAGTCCCGACACAGTCATGTATAGCTTTCCATCACGCTCTTGATATATGTACTTTTTCGCTCCAAAAGTTTTAAATTTTAGCCACGAACCCTTCTTCCGTGTTTCCCAATCAAAAACGCCCAAATCGGGTAAAGTATCGTCAAGACCATATCTCTTGATAGCAAGCTCAACTTTATATTTTGCATAGTCATTGTAGCCGTTTACAACACCTAAACATTCTTCGCGGTTTATAACTTTTGCGCTGTCTGTATCACAGTAGAGCACATTTCTATCAATTTTCGACACTATATCATGCATTAAATGGTAGCGTGTCCATGCAGGTATAAAAACGCCTATTTGATATGGCAAAAAGCTTCTGAATGACTTATAAAATTTTTCAAGCTGTGCGGAAATTTCCTCTTTATTGGTGATTGCACAGTGCTCTAAAGTCCATTCTGTACCATCAAGTGTAACAACATCGTGAATAGGGTCTTGAACAAACATGCCGTAAAAGCTATTAACACGGTTTTTTGCTTTACCATAATTTAGTTCTTCGCCCTCTACATCTTTTAAGCTTTGCTTTTTGTTGTAGTATTTAAGCATAGTCGATGCTATACCAGACGGCAAGTAGTCAGCTCTACAATAGTAGCATTCATCAACACGGATAGAATCTATTTTGTACATGCGTAGAATAATAGCAAGGTCAAGGCTAGTGCATGTTGTTTTTATCATGTCGGCTTTATAAATTCGCCCGTTATCAAGTACGCTATCGCTTGAGACTTCGCAATGCGACGATGATAGAAATGTCATCGTACCTCTTGCGCGAACGTTCTTTGCTGTGATGGTACAGATAAATAGATAGTTGTCTGTGTTAAGGAGACGTTTTAAGTCATAAATATTCGCATTTGGCAAGCGTTTAAGCGGTGCTACTGGAAATTTCTCTGTTGCAATTGCAAAAGGATAGGCACTCCCAAAGTCGTAACTATCAACGTTTTCCATGATTTGCCCCGCGTACATGTAGTTAGCGTGTGTATAACCACCCATGAAAGCTTTTCGACATATTACATACCTATCATAGTCAAGTGAGGTGTTGCGAAACATCTTCATCCACTTTGCATCTTTTTTCATAATGGCGCGAAGTTCGTCACGTAAGAAACCAGTGTTTGTATAAGGGAACTCGTAAAACGGTTTATTTTCCTGTTCTTCCAATTGGTGGATTTTCGCCACCATGATTTCAACGTCACGGTATGTATAGCGTTCTTTGTCTTGCGGCAACGTTTCACCAGGTTTTACGATATCTTTATAGTTCATTTCAAGCTTTTCGAGTCCTACATCTTTTCCACATGCCGCAAGACCTTTATTCGTAAGCTTGTATGAGCAACGAAACTCTAGTACATCATCAATGATAAGATATAAGGGTTCGTGCGTATCCATGTAGAAACCGCCTGTCATGGTGTGTCCTTCTAGGTTTCTTATTATAGCTTCCATTTCATATGATAAGTTATGTACATACACAATAATGCGGTTCTCGCCTTGAGTTGCAAATGTTTGATATTGGCTATGCAAGTAATCATATAAATTTGACCATGATGAGCATGTGTTATAGTTATAGTCACTATCCATCACTGACCAATGCCATGTATAGATTATGTCACAATCTTCTGTTATGTGTTCGTGAGTCGTTTCAATGTCAAAACAAAGAAACTTTTTACAATATGAAATTTTTTCTTTTCGTTTTGCCATTGTCTACACCTCTCTTAAATGTCGTCAAAATCTTGATCAAGAGATAACCACTCTCCGGAACTACCTTCACGTTGTACATCTAAAAACCATGCATCAAGGTCAACATCTTCGGGATTCATTGCCACTAAACCATCGAAACCACTACCTAGTGTATTTCCAGCCCAGTTAGCATAAGCAAGTAGCTGTTCACTATCATACTGCTCACCCTCATGAGCTGATTGCCAGGCACCCATATATGTTGTCATTTTCTTCCAATCTTCAAAAGATAGGTTTTTGAGTTTTGGGTGATTCTCTATCATTTTCTGGTATGCTTTATTTTGTAGCTGTCTATATCCCGTGTAAGTGGATTGTTTAGCATTTAATATCTCGATAGCGGTTGATACTTTTTTCTGAATCGCTTGCAAGGATAAGCCTTGATACTTAATATCAAACCCTTTATATCTATCATAGATAGGATTTATTTCCCCAGTATAACGTTTACCGCGTTCGCTGAAATATTCTTTAAGGGTTGCAAGCCTGGTTTGCGCTCTTTTGCCTAAAGTTCTGAGCAACAGAAGCGATTCATCTTTTGTGTAGTGTTTCTTGAGCAACACATACTTTCCATTAGACACGTCATATAAAATCCCTTTTGCGCGTTGGACTTCGCCAACACGCTCTTTTTGCTTACTTGCCATACTCCTCTACCTCTCTTTCTGTAAAAGGCTCGATGTAGCCGCTTGCGATTGCGCTTTGAATCATTTCATCTGCTGTCATGTGATAGAGTGGTGCATATAATTCAAGTGACTCTCTAACTTCTCTGTAATACTTCAGTCTCAAAACAGGTGTTTTGATATCGTCTAATGCTCTCAATACAATAGCGTGTTGAAGTTCTAATAATTGGCTTTCCAAATACATATTCATACCTCACTTTCATTTTGTTCTTTTAGTTTAACATATAAATATGAACAAATATGAGATATTTTGTTAATAAATTGTTAACATTATGAAATTATAAAAAGGGACTGTTCACAGTCCCTTTATAGATGCAAAAAAACGAACAAACTTGATTAGTTTCCGTTCTATTATTTGGAGTCAACCGCACTGTTGACCGTTTGCCATGTTTAAAAGCTTCTTACCATGATTTTGAAGAATGTCTGTCCAGAGTTTCTTGAAATCCCTGTTGTACACTCAATGATGAAATCATGACCGTCAGCTTGCGCTTCCGTTAACAAATCAGCAATCTTATCAATTTCACGTGCAACACCTGTTGCGTAGATTCCAAAACCTTCTTCAGTTTCCATACAGAGATAGTAAGTGTTTTTTTCTGTCACATCATCAGTACCTACTACAATTCCTACCAGCTTACCAGATGGTTTTGCATCCCTCGCAAGTGCTGTTGTTCCATTGATTTTTACAAGCTTTACACATTTTTCGTCTCCAGATACAAGTTCAAATTTCTTCATAATTTTAAATCTCCTTTTTATGTTATTTGTTTGAAGTGTAATGTTATGTAGTATGATCATATTATATTATATTGCGTGTTGTGCTATGGTCTACGGGGGTGTACCAGATACATAAAAATTATAATCTAGCTCGTAGCGTGTAAAAGTTGCGATAGTGCGTTTTGTCACCATTGTTAAAAGTGAAAGTATAATAGATAACTTTCTCTGTTTCCACTCTTTGAAGCTCTCCGCGAATCTGGTTTGTATAATAGCCCTCACATAACAGTGATGCATCGAGGTCATAGAAATTGGTAGTCCCATCTTGCAAAGTCTCCTTTATGGTTGTTCGTTTGTCTACAAAATTGATACGTGCTCCTGTTGGTACGTTTACACGTCTGATTTGTTTTCCCATGATCACTCCTCATCCTCATGTGTTTGCTCATAAATTGTATATTTCACGGCTTCTTCAATATCCTCAATCCCTAAAACTTCTTTAAGGTCTTCGCCTTTTCTCCTTATGATCGCTAAACATGTAGATAACTTATCCAATAATTCTTCCATATATTCTTGTATTGTGTCAAAATCACCATCGCAAATATTGGACACAATAGTGCGGTTCACATTACATAAAATTATCAGTGCCGCGTTTGCGGCAATTATTTTCATCATTTTCTTTACTTCACCATTCTCAATTGTTGCCATGTGTACACCATTTTGTGTAAGCTTTCCGGCAACCCTAATCAAAGTTATCTTCTCATCATCTGACATTTTTCAATCCTCACTTTCTTATTTTGTGTTGGGTGGTCTATATCTTTATTACATGTATATAGTACCATGGTTTGATTTTTTGTCTACTGATATTTTTTAATGTGTTGCCCTATTTTATTGATTCTTTTTAATTCATAAGTTGTTAATAATTGTGCAATAGTTTGTTAATATTTTCACACGTTGCCACTTTAACGCGGTGAAGTTTAACACTTTAACGTGCTAAAGTGTCAGACCTGTTGTTCTAAAATTTTCGGCAAATGGGACGGTGATCCCAGATATTT